ACCACCGCTGGGAATGATAGGCAAGTTTCTAAAAGGACTTGCTACTTCCGTAACTGGCATTGAAACGTCGGGGATATTTGCTGTCTGACAGAAAAAGTCTACACCTTCAAATTTTTCTAATTTTAGGATATAACCAATAGGGTTCAGGAAATTCCTATTCGTAGGTTGTTCCTTATACCATTCAGCAGACATGTCAACTTCCCAAGCTGATACTATTTATCCTCGTTATACCAGAAGTCTTCCCAGTCTTTTTCATCTGCTTCATAGATTGGACAAGGTTCTTCCATTAAAATATCAGTTTTTATTTTTAAATCCTTCATAGCAAGTTTTTTAAAATTTTTATCTTTCATTAATCTAAGAAACAATTAAACGTTAAACGATCACTTTTCCATTTTGATGCAGTGTAATATGGGGAGTGCCATAAAGTACCTTCGTAAAAGATCATAGTATTATACGAATGTGGAATTACATGATACCTACTCCATCCATCGATAATAGCAATAGATGGATCACACTTAACATATTTAATTTTATCTATAGGATCTGCATCACGAAAGTAGTTTGCTCTGTAGTTATAATCTCTTGACATATATTCTTCAGATGTACTATTTTTTCTCCATAGAGCAGTTCCATTATCTTTTCCACAATATTCATTATCTTTATTGAGGGAACATACACCAGCATATCTAATGTTATCTGTATGAGGAAATAAACTTACCTCTCTAACATTTTGATTTACTGCGTAATTTTGGAAAGTAAATTTATTTAAATAAGTAGAAGTTTCAAAACTTGCAAATTTACTTTTAATTATTTTTCTTATAGGTTTTGCAATCTCAGACAAATTTCCAATTGTGTAAACATAACCAGGAATATTACTTACTTGACCATCAATAGTATTTACATAAGCAACTGATTTAGCAAACTCTCTTACCTTATCTGGGTTTCTAAAAAATTTTTTAACTACTAAAATTCTATTATTTGAATTTCCAACATGATAAATGTTAACCCTCCAGTTAAGATCATCTAAAGCAAAAATTTCACATGGGTCAATAATTTTCATATTATATTTTACTGCGCGTATTCATTAATTATATCTAAGATCTTATCTAGAGAATCATGAGCTCCGTCATACCACTGACCTGTCATGCCAGGATTTGTTTCTTTATCATACAATTCAGTTTTTAATCTATACACCTTTGCAAGCATATCTGTTTTGTGTAAGCGACCGCGAGGCATAATGATAAAGTATTACTAGTTCTATTTAAGCACAAAAAAAGGGACCCCGCAGGGTCCCTGTGTTGATTTCGTAATAACCGATATCAGGCGAGGTTCGCAACGCGAACACGTCTGTAGTACTGGTTCTTAGAAGCAGTAAGTGCTTCAGCATCAGGAGTTCCTGCAGAAGACTCAACGAAAGGATTGCTGACCATGCCGTAGCGGGTCTTGAAACCAATCTTAGGTTGGAAGGTCTGAGGATCGATGCTGCGGAGCATCTGGAGGGGAACGTAGGGGCAGTAGAATAGTCCTGCGTCATAAGGGGAAGAACCCTTATAACCAACTACGTAGTAGTGGGTGTTGGAAACGTTAGCAGAGTAAGGATCAACATAGACCTTAATGCGACCGTTCATGGTGCCGACTAGAAGGTTTCCGGTGTCATCAACATCACCGATGGAAGGACCACCAGCACCAGTTAGACCTGAGGAATAGTCGAGTGTGCCAGACATGGCAAGAGCAGAAGCAACGTCAGCAGAAGTGACGATGAAGTTGCCCTTTCCTCTACGAGTCTCTTGTGCGATAGCGTTAGCATCGCGCTCGATTTGGAACATAAGTCCTTTGAACTTCTCAACCGACCAACGACCGTTGCTGTCAACGTCGAGGTCAAATACACCAGCGTTAGCAACGTTGTTCTGAGCACCAGGCTTAGCAACGGTGTAAACGGTACGAACAACCTCACGGTTGATCTCAGCAAGGATTTCGCTAGACAATAGGTTAGCGAGTTCCTGCTCTGCATCAAGACCGTGGATTGCCTTAAGGTCTTGTGCCAATTCTAGAGTGTACTCAGCGCGAAGAGCTCTGGTCTTAGCAGTGACCGCAGTCTTCTCGATGCTGAAGTCCATTTCGTTGAACAAGGTCGAACCCGATCCAAGAACTTCTGCTGTTTCTCTAGCAATGTTGCCTGCTTGGCGCTCGTAGTTAGCAGCAGTTGTGCCGCCGCCAGTGGCGTCGTTAAGCAGACCAGGGTTAGCATCAGTCGTGCCGCCATCGCCAAGAGGAGATACGGGATCGTTGTATGCACCAGGACCCTGTGTGTTTCCAGAGAAGTTGGTGTCGGGCTCGTTGTAGAGTGCCTCAGCGCCAGCTCTGGTGTTGTAGTGGCTCTTCATTGCGAAGATAAGTCCAGTAGGACCGCTCATGGGTTGAACGCCACAGATGTCGTATGCAACCAAGTTAGGTGCTGCACGACGGATAAGGTTGATCATTACAGGATCGAAACCTGCAAGTCCACCAGTCTTGGTGGTTAGACCAGAACCACCTAGTGCTTGTCCACCAGCTGCGCTGATAGCTCCAACAGTACTAGCTTCGTTCATCATACCACGCTCTTCGCGTAGTTGATTTTCTGTGTTTTCTAACAGAACAGCGGTAACAGCCTTTCTATAGTTGTCTTTGATGGCACCAGCGCCTTCATGACTTAGAACAGGAGACCACTTTTCGGTTAGAGCTTTTGAATTAAACATTTGTTTGCTCTTATTTGAAAAATGTGGGGTTTATTATTAGGACCAGCGATCAAGTGCTTTCAGATACTGCGCCATTACTGGGTTAGAATCATCTACACCTTCGACTGGGGATTCATCAACAACTTCCGTTGGGGTAGCGATTGACTCTTTGAAGTAAGACTCCTTGATGGTCGTAACCTTCTTGGAGAATGACTCTTCCGAGACAAACTCTAGACCCTCAGCAAGTGCTGCGAGTTTTTCTTTTTGAGTATCTGCGAGTCCTTCTGACACGGTGGAAAGAATATTGAGTTTGGCAGACTCATTAAGACGATTTTGTAATTTCACGTTTGCTTTGACCTGTTCGTCAAGGCGTGTTTCCATCTCACGAATAGATTCAGCCATACCTTCTACAACATCGACTTTCTCGTCGGGAATAGAAATGTAGTGCTCTTCAAAGAGACCCTTCAAACCTGCGATGAAGTCTGTAGTGATCTCATTTCTGATTCCACGGTCAATAGCAACTTGGTTTTGCTCCATCCATTGACCGATGGCATAGGACACTGTGCCGTCTACTTCCTCGGAAAGTTCTGCCTTAGCAGATGATACGTGCTTATCGAGTTCAGCAGCAAAGTGCTCTACAAGTTTGTCATACTCCTCAGAGATTTTCGCTTTGACAGCAGCCTCAAAAATGACTTTTGCTTTCTCAGCGAACTCTTCAGAGAGTTCTGTGCCTTCTACTAGAGCGGCAACATCAGCGGAAACATCAAGTTCTTCAAAGGAAGGCTTGATGGGGTAAGTAACAGCAGGTCCAGTACTAGTTGCGTATGCAACATCAGCACCAACGGTAGGCATAGGATCAGCACTACCGGCACGCTGTTGGGGATCGCCAGATACTTGCGAAATAGGTGCTGCCGCTTTAGCGCCAGGATTCTCTTCGCCGTCGTCATCATCCTCATTAGGAGCAGTGGAAGTTCCACCTAAATCTGCAGCAGCAGATTGTCCAGGAGCAACACCTGGTTGAACTGAAGGCATAGGATCCTTGCCGCCAGAACCAGTCTGCGCGTCAGAAACCTGAGAGGGTTCACTACCAGCACCGGGGATAATATTAGCAGAAACTGTTGGCATAGGATCACCAGCTTCTACAATCACCTTTTGCTCGGTAACGAACTCCTCAAATTTTTCATTTAACATATCTGACATTTGAGATTACCTCGTAATTTTCCGTAAATAATTAATCTAAGTTTATTTATAAATCAAAGTTTTCCGAGGAAATCCTCAAACACCTTGAGTGTTCTCTCTTCTAACTCACGACGCGGAGCGCCATTGATATAACGTTGGTATTTATCAACTTTTGATTCCTTGAGAATACCGTTGTCCCATACCCATTCTTTACCTTCCATGATGCCATTAACAAAAGCATCAGGTGCTGAAGGATCTGCTACAATATCAGCAGCAGTTGTAAGCATGAAGTCATC